ACTGGCTTTTGTCACTTTAACACGGACAGAGCGCGTTACTATTTTGATAAGGAAGTCCAGTTTGATGGAGGCATAAACGACTATTCCGGCAACTGGCGCTTCAACGACTCGCTGGGGCAGCATGATGCAAGCCTCCGCGCCCCCATTTTCTACGACAGCAACAACACTGCTTACTATGTTGATCCGGCTTCCGGCACCAATCTAGCGGGCAACATTAACCAGTTCAGCGGCTATGTGTGGCTTAAGCAGTGGGCTGGTTCTGCCGCGTCGCCCACCGAGGTCTACGACTGGCCGTATCCGGCGCTGACTGTTTCTGCTTTTGGTAACTACACGCAGCAGACCATGCTTGCGTTCGCGCTGCCGAACGACGGGAACTACTTTACGGGCGATAGCGTCTGGAACTTCCGCCTCAATCAGACTGCGAACTCGACCACCTCGGCTGGCGTGTCGGCAATGAACTTTGGCGGCCCCGGCATACTTTACCTCCGCCCATCGTGGTACACGCAATCGACAGGCTCGCTACGCGCTCCCCTCTTCTACGACAGCAACAACACTGCTTACTACGCTGACTTCGGAAGCACTGGCTCGTCTATTCGCACGGCTGGCCCTGTTAGCGTAGGAACAACCTCGTCGGCAGTGCAGCTTACTGTTGCAGGCGCAGGCGGCGTTGATGGAATTGAGTTACAGGTAGACACTACAAGCTCCGTCAATTCTGGCCGTATGTTCTGGACAAACGGAACGGCGGGGCAGGGCGTTGCCATCTACAACGGCTCTGGCAATATGTATTTGACCACAGGGGCCACGCCGAACAGCACTAGTGGCGGCACTAGGATGGCGATCTATAGCGGGAATTATGTAACGGCATCTGGCTCATTCCGCGCTCCTGTTTTCTACGACAGCAACAACACTGGTCGATATGCAGATTTGTCATCCACGGGCGATAGTATTCGCGCATCTGGCGACATTGTTGCTTACTACTCCGATGATCGCCTCAAAGATCGCGGCGACAACATTGCCAACGCGCTAGACAAAGTGCAGTCTCTTAACGGCTTCCATTACACGGCCAACGAAACAGCGCAGAAGTTTGGATACAAAGCAAACCCGCAGGTCGGTGTATCCGCGCAAGAGGTTGAGGCAGTCCTGCCGGAAGTGGTGAAGGATGCAGCTATCGGCCACGGCTACAAGACTGTTGATTACGCGAAGCTTGTTCCGCTATTGATTGAAGCCATCAAGGAACTGAAGGCGGAAGTAGAAACCCTGAAGAAAGGTTAATGACATGACGATGGTTTACACTTGGGAATTGACGGGCATGAAGCTGCAAAGCGAGAGCGGCATTGCCAATGCGGTTGTCCAGACTTACTGGAAGTGCAGCGGTCACTCCAATCAACTGCCGGAATTTGTTGGCACGTTCAGCGGAGCAACGCCGTTTGACCTAAACAGCATCGACCCTGACAACTTCACGCCTTACGACCAGCTTACAGAAGCACAGGTTCTTGGCTGGATTAAATCTGCTACTGCGTCTTACATGGATCACATCAACGAGCAGATCGAAAAGCAGATCAAAGAACAGATCGCGCCTGAGACTGAAGTTAATGAAGGTGACTTCCCATGGTCGCCGCCTGCTGATACAGCGGCGGATGAACCAGTAGAGGAGGAAGTGAGTGAGTAATCCAGAACTAGACAATCTCGTAATGAACGACGAGCAGCCGACAATCAGCATTGAATTGAACGTGCAGCAAGTGAACACGATCCTAGCCGCTTTGGGTGAACTGCCGCATCGCGTGGCTGACCCTATCTTGCGTAAGGTCGTTGAGCAGGCACAAAAGCAGGTCAACTAATGACGCTTCAAACATCAGGCACGATAAGCTTAAAAGACATTCGCAATGAATTTGCTCCGTCTACTAACATATACAAGTTAAGCGCATACTATCGCAATGGTCTATTCGTTCCTGATACGGCTGCAAATGCTGGCATTCCTACCTCTGGTGAGATAAGCATTGGCGACTTCTATGGGGGCGATGCCACTCCGGCTGGCCCTCCTGGCGGCGGTGGCGGCGACGGCCCTCCCGGCGGAGGCGGCGGCTTTGGAGGAGGAGGATTCCCGTGAGTTTTACAAGCACAATATCTTGGCCTGACAGGCTACGGCTTAGGCAAATTGTGAAGAGGTATCACCTTCGTCACTACCCTGCTGACAAACTTACCGATGTAGAATGTGATAAGTTAATTGATGCTTGGGGCGCTGAAACGGCAGGAAAGCTTATTAAGCAAGCGGTAGATCAAGGAAAGTTTTAGTGGCTGGCTTGAACTACAAGCCGGGCGGAGAAGTTTTGCGGAACTTCATGCTCGATGATCATTTCTTTAGAGGGCTGCGTGGGCCTGTCGGTTCTGGCAAATCAGCCTGTTGCGCTATCGAAATGTTTCGTCGCGCTCTTGCACAGGAGCCTAATGCTGATGGAATCCGAAAAAGTCGTTGGGCAGTGGTACGTAATACTAACCCGCAATTACGCACGACCACAATTAAAACGTGGCTTGATTGGTTTCCTGAGAACGTTTGGGGCAAGATGCTTTGGCATCCACCGCCGTACACTCACCATATCAAAAAAGGCGATCTTGATCTTGAGGTTATTTTCTTGGCGCTTGATCGTCCTGAAGATGTAAAGAAACTGCTCTCTCTTGAACTTACAGGTGTATGGATAAACGAGGCACGAGAAGTCCCCAAACAAATAGTCGATGCTTGCACGATGCGCGTAGGACGCTTTCCATCTATGAAAGATGGCGGGCCTACATGGTACGGAGTTATCGCAGATACAAACGCACCAGATGAAGACCACTGGTGGCCCATTATGTCAGGCGAAGCACCACTGCCAGATCATGTCTCAAGGGAAGAGGCTTTGATGTTGGTTAAGCCAAATACATGGGAGTTTTTTACGCAGCCGGGTGGAATGGTTGCAGAGGTAGATAGCGAGGGAAATGTCTTAGAGTATAAGAAAAACCCTAAGGCAGAGAACATTAATAACCTAACCGCAAACTATTATCCTGATATTATTACAGGTAAAACAAAGAGTTGGATAGATGTTTACGTTTTAAATAAACTAGGGAGTTTGTCTGATGGGAAACAAGTTTATCCAATGTTTGACGAAACTGTTCACGTTTCTAAAGAACCCATTATTCCTACTCCCGGGCATCCTATTATTGTCGGTCTTGATTTTGGCCTTACTCCCGCTGCTGCTTTTTGTCAGTCTGTTAGAGGCCGTTGGTACATACTCCACGAACTTGTGGCGCAAGACATGGGCATTGTTAGATTCTCTGAAGTCCTAAAGCAGGAGATGGCTCAGAGGTTTCCCGGCTCTCAGTTTATTGTATACGGCGATCCGGCTGGCGATTATCGCGCACAGACGGATGAGCGCACACCATTCCAGATATTGCGGCAGGCTGGGATCAAAGCTTATACCGCACCAACAAATGATCCCGCCCTGCGAATAGAGGCGGTGGCAACTCCTTTGAATAGAATGGTAGATGGTCAGGCTGGGTTTATGATTGACCAGCGTTGCGGAAATTTAATCAAAGGCTTTCGCGGTGGTTATCATTACCGCAGGTTACAAGTATCGGGCGCTGCGCGGCATGAAGAACGTCCCGATAAAAATAAGTTCTCGCACATACACGACGCATTGCAGTACGCATTGTGTGGTGGAGGCGAAGGCCGCGCATTAACAACTGGGCGAACAGATACTAGACCTGTAAATGCAAGAAGTGCGTTTGATATATTTAGACGACCTTCTGCTTTGCGTTCTAAATCTTTTTAGTCCATTGATAAATAATTATGCTTTAAGCATCGGTTCGGTTCGGAGTAGTATATATGTGTTTTAAAAAACCCAAAATGCCTGCGCCAACAGCAGAAGAACTTGCTGCCGAGCGAGAATTGAAACAGCAGCGGGAAGCCCTAAAGGCGCAACTTGCTACTGAAAAAGCCGAAGCTAAAGAACGTAGAACACGCGAGGCTATTTCTCGTGCGTCTGGAAGTTATGGCTTTCGTTCTTTGATTTCCGGGCGTAAGGGTGGTCAAGGCTTTATGGCTCGTGGCCTTTTGGGGTAAACTAAATGCCAGTTATTCAGCAGCCTACTGTTAATATAAATCCCAATGCTACTGCGCCAGAGCGAGTGCTGTCTCGTTTTGAACGCGCAAAGCAATTGCGTCAGCCGTGGGTTTCTGAATACGAAGAGTGCTATGAGTATGCCCTGCCAAGCAGGGAAAGCTTTTACCAACAAGCGCCGGGGCAGTCACGACTAGATAAAATCTTTGACGAGACTGCTATTGTCGGCGTTCAGGAGTTTGCCTCTCGCCTGCAAGCTGGCCTAATTCCTAACTATGCACGTTGGGCGCAGCTTGTTGCTGGTTCGGAAATCCCAGAGCAAGAGCGTTCGGACGTTGATAAAGCCCTAGAAGACGTAACTG